GTCCGCTTATAAGCTTCGATTGCAAGATCAAAGGGGTCCTCATGGACTACATACTTTGACTCTTGATCTGCGGCCTCGACCTGGTACAATTCCCCATTAATTTTAACAGGCACATCAGGTAACTTCAGGTCAGTTTTGCCGATGAACTCCGGACATTTCAGCAGGTCCTCCAGTTTAGTGCAACTCTTTAGCCAGTCCGCTAAACGAGATTCATCAAAACCCTCTAGATGTTGTATCACAAGAACTTCGTGCATCCAACCATCATGATTGTCATTAGGATACTGTTCCTCGGCTTCCACCTCTGAATTCCATATACGCATCCGGTTTTTATAATCATCAGCGTTTTTCCCCGACAATTCTACAGCCCTACTGACAAATGGTCCTAGTATGGGCGTGTTCGAGTCCGTCAGGTGTAGAGCATATGATTTCTCAAACAGCTTATCGACAGCAACTATGTCGCTCACAGTAGCAACATGCAGTTTTGATCCGGCCCGGGCAATGTCAGCACAACTGCTGTCCGAACCATACCAAACGTCCTTTGAGTACAACCTTGCCAGGAAAGAAACACCAAGTTTTCCCCGGACTATTTTTTCTGCCTCAAGGACGTGTCCAAAGCGTGCACACACCTTGGTGTACAGCTCTGGCTCAACATCAGCGGTGATACCATCATCGCCGCCAAATATACCGAGTTTAACGTAAGCCTCGGCAGGCTCACACCCAGATTCACGCAGGCATACATACGCCATGAAGGCATTGAGAATCGTATTGAAAATAGCGGTTTCCGGTGATCCGGACTGCCTATTAAACCCATTCTTATATTTTACCCCTAATTTGGTTATTCCCTTCTTCCCATACTGCTTCTTCATTAAAGCTAGCATTTTCTTATGATACTTCTGTGGGAAGAGAGTAGTCATCACCATCTCTTCAAACTGCCTTGAGCTAAAATTGATCCTTCCATCAAACCTGGCCAAATCTGTGTTTATTATGTGTTTTGCAATCTGGCAAATTACACTGACACGTTGTGCAATTTGTTTTGGGGTACGCCCGAACGCATAAAAATTAGTTTTCTTTAATGCTTCGGCCACAGCATGGGTGAACTGACTATACTCAAATTTCACCTTGCCATTTATTGTGGCTATCGGGCGAGGTGTAGATGCCTTCTGATACGCCTCCTTCTTCATGAAGCTTTTGATGGTATCAGATACAACATCTGCATAAGATGCCTCTTCCG